ATAGTAATTGCAAGGATCTCTTCAGAAACTGCATCTGTAGTAGGGAAACCATTTTCAGATGCTACCTCAATATCAATCGTAAATATTCTTACCTTAGATACATCATATTTAATTTCTTCCTGTGGGTAATTATCAGAAATATATTGATAGATATACTTATCGTTTCCGTAGATTGATACGTTCTCTACAGCACTATATTTTTCAATAAAACTTCTACACTCCATCACACTACCAGGTTTGATAGGTGAAACTGTTTCTCCTGATAGAGTCTTGTACTTAGACTTCTTAGGAGATTTCATAAAAAGAGTCGGAGAAAACTTTTCTCTTGTCTGAAAGTAGTTACCATTATCATAACCACGGACAAGGAAATCATCTCCGACTAGTTGGACATTTGTATAGAACTTCATTTAGTCAAGAACTTTTTGTAATCATCCAAGATAGTTTTGTGAGGATCAACTATTGTTAGGATACTATCTGATGATAGCATATTTGATGTCTGAGTGGTATATGCATGTAACCACTTCTTCAACTGGAGAGGTTCTGTGTCTAGGATTTCTACTGGATTGAGTAACTTACAATCAGGTTCTCCTAATTCTGCTGTTACTTCTTCAATTTCAGTAATTAAAACTGTTCCATTTTTTAAAAGGAGAACTTTGATCATTCTGCTGTTTTATCCTCCAATTCATTTAAAATTTGTTTGACTGACTTAGACTTTTTCTTTTTCTTTCCAGACTTATCATCACCTACTTCTTCATTTAGTTTCTCAAGATATGCTGCTTCCAAATCCCTGACTGGTTCATATACACAAATGATTTTATCTGCAGGAATAGTAAATACTGCTTCTTTAGCAAGAGGTTGCCACGGAACTAGGTTAATATCAATTTCTTGTTCATTGTCTTTTAGTTTACTCTTAAGCATTGGTTGCTTATCTGTTAGGAATCTAGAAGGATCCCCTACCATGGGATTTTTACCATGACCACCATACAAGTCTCTTAGATTATCAGAGTCATCTGCGCTATCAGCACTACCTGCACCAGGTGCCATGCCAGGTTCATCCATTCCCTCCATCATAATGTCTGGTCGATGTGGGTTGTGAAGTCTATATCCAATGAGTCTTTCTCCCACCAAAACTTCTTCGACACCAGAAATCAAAGTTTCACCAGATATTAAATAAACGATCGATACTGTCATATTTTTACAAGGTATGTTTACATTATAAAAGGACTCTTGGATTTTGTCAAGAGTCCTTTGAGTTTTATTATTTATTAGTTTATAGAATAAACCTTTTTCTTATGATGTTCAGGAATAATCCTCTTTAAATCAATCGTCAATAAACCATCTACAAAATCTACTTTATCAATTTTGACATCATCAGATAATGTCCATGTGCGAGTAAATGCTCGTCTTGCTAATCCACGATGTACATACTCAGAATCATCATCGTCACCTTTTTTAGCTTCAACAACTAATTTATTTAATTCAGAATAAACATCAATGTCTTTTCTATGATATCCTGCTAGTGCGATTTCAAGTTTGAAATCTGTATTTGATTCTTTAACTAGATTGTATGGGGGATACGATGTCCTTTCACTTGTATGTTGTGCAGCGAGTCTTTGCACCCACTCATCCATACCAATGGTAGTTTTTTCTACATCGTTTAGAAATTGTACAATGTCATTTACACCATACTTTCTCATGCTAGTCGTCCACATAATTGACCTCCTTAAGCGTCTGTGTTTTTAATAAGGACCCATTAGGCATCCTCAATTATTATATAGGTAAAGACACTAAAAAAGGGAGGTGTAAAAACCTCCCCTTTCATTACGGTTATTCGCTTTCGACAGACGCTTTCTTACGACCAATATTATATTTGGACTCTAGTGTCCACTCACCTTTCTCTTTAAATGCTAGTACTTTAATTTGATTTAGTGGTGCAATATCTGCAACTTCAGAATCTGATACAATTGTAATTAATCCCCAGTCAGATAGCAGTTGTGCTATACGATTACGTCGTTGAACGTCATTAATAGTAAGATTTGCATGCTTCCCATCAAGGGCAAAAAGCTCTTTAAAATGGACAATATAGTAACGACCCTGTTTATGTAGAATGTGACAGGATTGATATAATTTCTTTTCTTTACGAGATGCAACACCGATACGAGTAAGAGTTTCTCTGACTTTTAGGAAATCATCTGGTTCGTTGAGGGAAACCTCAACCATATTATTTTGCGACCAAGATACTTGGGGTTCAGATACCGTCATTTAGTTCCTCCAATGTCAAGCTTTGACTTAATGTAGTTGAGTTCACTTTCTGATAATAAACGCAATGCTTGTTTAGCCTTTTCATTACTATATCCATAATATTGTTTGACGGAATCAATGTCTTCGATCTTTTCTTTTTTGATCCAAGGAGAAAATCTTTTCCGTTTCCTGAGACTATTTAGATAAAAAGAATATTGCATATCTTTGTCAAGATGTGAATACATATTCATCTCATTAGCAAACATTACACAGTCCATATGTCCTGACAAACAACGGTTAATAATGTAAGGAGGATATGATTTGATGTCTTCGGAAAGATCATCTTTGTTATAGTTGATCGAGTTTAACCAATCTTTAAGTTCCATAATTTAAAAGCACCAGTTCCTTTCTTTCCTGTTGATCATTCATATATGTTCCTACAGATCTCATGGTGTAGGTGTGGTCGAACTGTCCTGCTTCCCACCCTTTGAATCTTTCACAGACCAGTTGAGACGAATTATAAGATACGAGTTGAGGACTGATAAAGCGGTCACAATCACTAGCAAAGACATCGTGATCAAATCCTTTGTGCATGTTTCCACGTTTACCATATAGGTTGGATCTAATGTCGTAGGGCGGATCGAGATAGATAAAGGTTTGTTTGTCGTCACAGAGGAGTTGTTCATAACTAAGGTTTGTAATTTTCCAATTGGTGATTAATCTTGAATATTCTGGCAAGAAATTGATTCCTCGCATTGAGAAGTTGGAATCACTTGCTTGTGGAGAGAAGGACGAACTCTCAGTGAGACCAGAGAAACTACACTTATTAACAATATAAAAAGCAACTGCTCTGTCCTTATCTTTTTGGTTTTCATCTGTAACTGCTTCTTTTGCATCTAGAAATAATCCCTTGGCAGAACCCCGATCAGGATATCTAGTTTTTAATTGTGCTAATTGGTTGTGCAAGTATTCACCATTGTCTCTCAACTCAACCCAGAAATTATACAAGGGTTCATATAAATCATTGACCCAAATATTAATGTCAGGATATTGTTTAGTGATGGCAATAGCAACAGAACCTCCACCAAGGAAAGGTTCTCTATACTCTTTAACATTACTCATGTCTGGGAAATACTTAAAGAGTTTAGGAACTGCTCTTGACTTACCACCAGGATATCGAAGAGGAGTCTTTAAATATTTCATACTGTTTGTTCAATCAAATTATAAAGTTTAGTAGCAAAGTCTTCCTTTTCTACTGGAGTTACATTCTTGGCAAGAAATGTAATATCATCAAAATGAACTCTAAAGGCAACCGTAGCATCTTTGATATTTGTTTTCTTCATGCAAGCATCCCAACTACAAATACCAACTGTATAGGTTTTAGTATCCCATAATAACATGTAATCAAAAGTTTTTTCAGGTAGACCTAAATTTTTACCTTGAAAATTCTTTAGGGTAATTTCTTTAGTCCATGGAATAGTCTTACAAAAAAGACCATCCATACCTTTTGATTCATAATATAGTTGATCTTCTAAACCATAGAAGTCTCTACCATTTTCAGTATCGCCAACATATTTAAGTTGATCACCACTATACTTGGCAATAGCAATCTCCTGAACTTCTGCCCTTAGAGGTCTAGTTTGATTTCTCTTTAGACCATCAGTAGATTTAACTACACCAAAGATAGAAGGAAAATCAAATAGTTCTGAATCAATCATCTTATAATGGGCATTTCATATTGTCTTTCTGCTGGCGCAGTCTTTGGTCTATTGATATAAGTTTTAACAAGGATATCAAGAGAGTTAGACATTTTGCGATATCCAGATCCAACATACATCTGACCTGCAAATACAGATACAGTTGCTGCACCCCAGAACAAGTAATAGAATCTGGACTTCATTTGTGCTCTGATCTTTTCACGTTTTCTTATAAATTTGTTTGGGCTTTTAGTCATTTGAATTCACACTCCACCATAATTTCAGTTAAACAAGCGAGAAGGTTAATCTCTTGGTCGGCAACAAATGCTGCCTGATATTGGTACTTTGCAATAATTAAAATTGCTGCTGCCATTGCAGGACCTTCCATGTTCTCTGAGAGAGAATCATAGACCCCTCTAAGAAGAGATGACATATCATTGTCCAGATTAGCAACTACCCATTTACGAACCTCTTGAAAATTTTTATCCTTGAGGAATCCCATAAGATCTAACACATTAGCGTCAGACATGTCAACAAGAATACCTGAGTCAATCTTTCCACTAGCAGAGTACCGTTGACACTCATTTAGAATACGTCGCCAATCGGGAAAATGTTTTTGGATAATTTCAATGAGGACTTTATCATCTGACTCAACTTGTTCTTTTTCTAGGATAGTACGAAGACGTCCATAGAAACTTGCAGCAAGTTGAGTCTTCATCTTACCTTTGATGTTGAACTCTACAACTGCACATCGGGAGTGGA